CATCGATAGCATCATATCCATGTCCTCCGGGGGGTGAAATAACTGGGGCTATTCTAACATTTCCTAAACTAACTTCTACATGTGTAGAGGGATTAATCAATGCAGTTACATTAGCGTAAGTATAATTATTTCCAAAAACATCTACCCATACATTAGCCACATTACCATTTGAAATTCTTACACGTGCATTTGCAGTTCCATCACCTGTTCCTACTATTTTTGCATAATATGTCAAAGTACCTAAAGCATTTGACCCAACATTAGCATTTAAAACTGTATAATCATAAATGCCTCTACAATTCGAGGCAACTTGCTGTATCTGGGAGGTAACATTTAGACAAGGAATAAAACTAGTTGTTCCAAATTTAACCCAAGTACCTACGGGTATATTGTACATAAATTTCCATACATATCCATCTAGATTTGTTCCACTATTTACAATAATGCCCGGGTGCCTTCCCGTTAATGAAGCGCCCGTTCCCGTTGGTTCAGTTGTGGTTACATTACCCCTACCATTACCTAGGCATTTATAAACATTATATTCAGAATTCATTACAACATATTTGGAGTCAAATAAATTAGCCGAGGGTACCCGATCATTAAATGCAACATATACATTTCCCGCTTTCCAATCATATCTAGGAATAGCATGAATAACGTCACTTGTTTTTACAAGTTTTAACGCTTCCATATTATCCCAAATATCTCTCTGAGTGGCGTAATCATCTATTGCTTGAGGGGGTGCATATTCTACGGGCCAGGTCGTGGGTTTTCCTAGAAAAACGTAGTATACGGTATTTTCCGCTTCAGATACTGACTCAACGAAAGCTTTCGCATTTAACAGTCTTGTATCTTTGGTAATAATCGCTGCCATTCATGTCTCTCCGAAATTTATCTATTATTTATAAGAAGTTATCGCTATCCTAGGCGCCTAACTAGTTTTTTAACGAATACATTACTAACATTTCCTGTGAATGCTGTGGGTGAAATAATAACATTAGCAATGGATGAATCTACCCAAAAGATTTCACTGTAACTACCTGGAGCTGATTGAGATGTCCCCACAAAGGTATTTGATGATAACGCAACTGACCCCGAAGAACTAGAAACAATTTCATATGTCGCCATATACTTATTGTTCGCATCGGCGTTATATTGTTGAACAGTATTTGCAGATGAAGAGGTAATATTTAAATTGCTTAATCCAATAGAGTGCCCTGAACCCAATGCCCAATTTGATGATGTTGAAAAGTCACTATTTAAAATTACATTAGGTCCGCCCTGATAAACATCGACGGATAAAGCGATTTGTGGTTCTGTAAGTTTATCATAATTGTTTGAAACTCTTTCGGGGGTCCAATCTGCAATCTCATAAATTCTTAAACTTGAATTATAAAACTTCCATTTATCAAAATCACGATAAAATATTCCAGAACTTCTGTACTTGTATAAGTCCCGACTTACACGACCTACAGATTCAATGATGATTTGATTAATACCATCAGTGGGAACGTCTGCACCAATGGGATTGGTAATTTGCAAGCGCATTAAAGAAGTTGTATAAGCACCCCCCGGCTCTACTCGACTTGCAGAGAATCCATTCGCAAATACTAGGAATACCTGTGTGAAAAGTTTATATCCTACAGGATGAATACTTTTCTTAATTATGTCTTTCCAAAGATATGATGACTGATCAGATGTGATTCTATAGGAATAATCTTGATAAAAATCACCGTCTTGTATCTTTTTTTCATCAGATAATTGACTATTTTTATTTAAAAATTCTGGAGCGTAGGTTGCAATCGCACCCAATTGAATTCTTAAATTCGCATCTCTTCCATCCAGTGTTACTGCACCAGTAATGATGTTAGCATTGCCACTTAACATCGTAGCATTCGCTACATTAAACTTTCTACTACTTATTACTGAATTTACGGTAAATGCGTTAGAAGCTCTTGTAATACCCGAAGTGAATGTTAAATTAATTGTATCGCCTTTTTGCATTCCGTGGAAAATAGCATTTCCTGAATCAAAAAGAGTGATATCTGCAATGTTACCCTTTAGAGAGAATTCGCCGGAGTAGTTATTTACTCCAGTTGAAAATAGTATGTCATTAGTAAATGTAAGATTTAATTCGTTATTAGTGTTTACGTGTTTTACTAAACTAAATTCTTTAATCTGTCCCGTTGATCCTACCCTTGAAATTGTACCATAAAAATTTTCAACAGAGCCTATATTATCTAAAAATAATTCAGTATCTTTTTCATATCCTGTACCTGCATCCAAAATGTCAATAGAAGAAATTGCATTATAAAATTTAATATTTGCAACTGGGTCAAGGAGTCCTGTAACTAAATTGCCTGTCTTAATTGAAACTAGTTCTCCGGGAATAAATGATCCGGCAATAGAATCATTTTCTACCTTCATCTCATATAGAGGAATCGCTCCCCCGTCTAAAAATTGTAATGAATATAATGAATCTAATACTACACTAGCGCCCGAAGATAGCCCTTGCACGATACTTGCAGGATAATTTGACACAATTACATTTGCAAGGGGATCATAAAGAAATATTGTTTTGACCGGTTTCCACTCTGAATCAGATGGGCGAAGAATATCGACTCCAGGATAATATACACTTATCTCAGCACCAAACAACAATCTAAAAAGTAATCTTAAACCTTTTTCTGATCCTTTTGATCCATGATAGTCTGTAAGTCGTTTTGCAAGTAATCTTTTACTCTCAGTAGAGCTTACCAGCCCGCTATCAACCTTAAAAAGCTGGTCTTTAAATACACTGTTTGGAAGATTATATGCATATTGATCTACAAAAAAGTCGACAAATGCATTAGCAGTTTCATCTATGTCTGCAAATGATCTCGCTTTTTGAATGTTATATTGAACTTCGCCATTCTGTTCATTAAATTCATAATACTTTTCAAGGAATGTTTGAAAAATAGGATATGTATCACGAACAAATTCAGGAACTTGATCCTGAATTAATTGTGAGAGTTTTTCGTCGATTGAAGTAGTCATTATTATTTGGGTACCGCTAATGTGCTTACAGAAATACCACCGAGACGATTTACAGCTTCGTTGGCAGAATCAGTATCAAGTCTAAGAATCTGATTTCTAGATGCGAAAATATCTTCTGAGTCTCTTGTTAACTTAAGATAAATTCTCAAGTCATTTTGATCAACTAAAAATCCATAAATGTTTAAGCTGTTAATAATTACGATACCAGAATCATATTGAATCTTGCCCACGTTATTATTTAAAACACGATTATCCCGAGTTGATAATACTTTTAATGTACCTGTTTTTGATTCGGTAATAGTAATTGATCCATAATCCACTCCTGACTCCTCTGTAACCAAAGTTAAAGTGCGCGGAGTGGGTACAGAATCTACAATATAGATGCCATCTAATGCAGACCCCGTAAAGTTTACTGTTACTGATTCTCCCGCTACTAATCCGTGAGGTGCAAGAGGTGTACTGACAGAAACGATTTGACCGGTTCTTCTATAACTACCTGTGACAATAGTTGAGGTGGCATTTTTTACATCAACTAGTTTCGATTGTATAACCTCTCCTAAAATATTATAAAAGAAAAAGGTAGAAGATAATACTTCGGGTTCAATTTTATTTTCAAGTTTAAAGTTCTGCGAGAATGGAACTCCCACTGTGGGATTAATCCTTCTTTCTAGAATAGGAATCATACTATTACTGACAATTGATGCCTTTGAATTGTCTATTGCTGCAACTAATTTAGAAGCAGAGAAATCATCTCCAAACTTAGTAATATTATCATTAAAGTAATTCTGCACCGCAATTGTCACTGCATTTTCAATATCGGTTGAACTGTCATTCGTAATATTTGGATTATACTTAGCAATTGCTTGAATAACAACATAAAAAATTTCTGGATCTACAAACTCTGTTTGCATTCCCAACATTCTTCTCTTATTAATTTCTGTGATAATGTCATTCTTACGTGTAGTTGTAAGAATTTGATTTACCTTTGGAAGAATGGTTATGAACGCTTTTCCATATTTGGGGGGGTCATTATCCTCTCCTCCCCAAACAATAACCTGTTCAATGTATGGGTAGGTACTTTTTAAAAAGTTTGCGTAATCCGTTGATGTAACTAATCTATTTTGTGCAGTTGCATTTCGAACTGCATTAAATCGAATTTCATCGATAGTTTCTTCTGGTGACGCCCCAGATGATTTTTGTGTTACAGAAATACTTACATCAGTGTAACCTTGAATAGAAGTAGAAATCGCAAAAGTTTGATTAATTTTATCAGATACGTTCGCTATTTCACCTGCAGTGACAAGGTATTCTAATGTTACTTGATTATCTTTTGTAAGAGCTTTTCCTAGTATTCCATCGCCAAAATATACCTCATAATATCCAAAAGCATTTTGTTCTAGATAATATATTTCTGCAGCCCCCGTAAGCTCAGTGATATCACGTGTAAATCTTGTGTATGTAGTATTTTCAGTTGATGTTGAGTCTGGTTGAACTGTTACTTTTAATGTATCTGTATCAATATTTTTGTTTTGTATAATATACTTTTTTGCAGGTCCAAAATTGTTTGCAGGAACTGTGAACTTGTTAACAACAAAAGTTCCTTCATAAATTTCTAAGTTTTCATAAGAGTAGACACCCGCAGAAGGTAATATTGTTGCAGGTTCAATGTTATAAAAAGTATATGTTTTGGAGTCTATAACGGTTGTAAAAGCAGTATATCTGTCTAAAATTAATGAGTTGGGATTTCCTTGTACTCCATTAACAGTTAAATTAATTTTAGCTTTTGCCCCCTTTGAACTTCTGGGAGTGTAATTTAGCATTTTTGCTAGAGATACAACGGACTCACGCTTGACTGCACTATCGATAAAGACTTCATTGACAGCCATATTTAGATAGAAGGCATTGTAGTGTGTATTGTAAGCTAGCAGATCAATCAAAACAGATAATCCAGCACCCTCAAAGTCATAGTCACTAAACTCTGATTGCTGTTGCAAAAAGTTTTTTAGATTTTTCTTGATCTCATCAAAATCAAGTTCAGATACTTTTAAACTGGTAGCCATTACCTGTTCCTATTAATGAGTGTTGTTACCTTCAGAGGTTTGTCTGTATTTACAATTTTAAAGACAACCGTAACATTTAATTCGTTTTGATCTTGTGAATTTGACACTATAATATCTATAATCTCTGCTCGAGGTTCATATGCTTTAAGTATATCTTCTACAGCTCTTCTCGCTAGTTGCAAAGTAAGCGGTGTAAAATTATCAAACAATAGATTGTGTATTGCACAACCTATCTCAGGATGAAAAGGTCTATCAAAGTTTTTTGTCGAAATAAGATTGCGAATCGCACCCTTGACTGCTTCTTCGTCCGTTACTTTGACTACATCAGCAGTTGAGGGGTGTGATTTAAAATTCAGATTTATATCTGAGAATGTGCGTGTAAAATTAGCCATAAAAGTATTTATTATCCTGAAAACGTATTAGATGATCCGCTTGTTATGGTTCCTACAAAATCTCCCGACCCCACACTGTCTCCAATTCGTGCAACACCTTTCCCATTAGTAAAAACTTTAGATGAACACCCGCTAATCGTTGTTGTGTGATTTTGATTACACTTTAATTGTACAGAATCACCTAAACGTGCTACATTAGAAGTATTAAACGTATTTTCAGATCCCCCTGTTATGGTTCCAGTACATACCTGAGGGGGATTACCTTTTCCGTGCCCGGGTTGAAAACACGTTCCTGAGACTTCATCTCCTATTCTAGCGATAGATGCCATGATTACGCCAAATTAATAAATTTGTTTCTAGCGTAGACACTGTGGTCTTTAAAGGTAGCCACAGGAAGTGCTGCCTTTTGTCCTGTTTTGTCAAACGCTATATGAATCCATGGATTTCTAGCACCCCCTCCATATTCTAGTAACAATTGTTTATACGGTACATTTTGTGCTATCCAGTTAACTATTTCATAATATTGTGATGGTTTAAGTGTGGGAAACTGCAGGTCAGCAGCCATTCCCATACCGTGATCTGAAACATTAGTTCTACCTGCTTGATCTAATCTAAATGCATTTGTAACAATCATATCAGGGTATTTGTCTTTAATCTTATCAAGGCAATTAACTGCAAGATTTTTCAAATTGCAAACTATTTGTCCTTGTGTTAACCCTCTTTGTGCAGCAACTTTTTCTTTGATAACGACTGCACGTGATGATAGTTGTCCGAGATTGAAGTGTTTAGACAATTGAATTAGATCAGAAAAGAATGATATACCTTGAAATTCATTACAGTCGCAATCAAGAGCTTGAACCGTATTAGGTTGTGGTTCAGATGATTCACCCTCTGTCGGAGTCTTTTCAACCACATCCCCATCTGTAACTTGTCTTTGATGTATTTCTTCTGCACCCGGTTCACCTGCATCAAGATCAAAAGCATCTGAACTACAGTCAGGTCTCTGCAAAGGATTAACATCTGTTTGTTCTACTGATAATACATCAGGTGCTGATCCCAAGCCATTAGGTGTGGCAGTCCCCGAATTAAAGTTTATTTCACCTCCATCTAATGCAGAACCTCCATCAGCGGAAACTTCGAACATTCCCGGAGTAGTAAAGTTTACTGATTCTGCCTTTACGTTAAACGCTCCACCCGATATAACATTAATATCTCCCGCAACATTTAGATTAAGTTCATTATTAATAGTTGCATTTGTCTTGCCATAGATTTGTATATCAGCATCATTCTTAACTAATATTTGTGTTGCACCTTCTACTGTTAGTTTATATGCACCTCGAGTGTACAAATAATTATTGTGCTCAACTAATTCAAAGTTGTCTCCTACGGTTTTTCTCACCATTGTTCCATTGACATCTATTTCTATAAATGTGCCTGCCTTATGGTATACATGAATTCTTTCTTGTCCTGCTGTATTATCAAACTCTACAATATGCCCCGCCTCTGTCTCAAAGGTTTGATTGTAGGGATATTTGGCGCAAAATGCAGGAAATGGTTCATCCCATGGCTCTCCTGTTACAACAGGTATATCTTCTCGCCTAGTTGTTCTTCTCTTTTCTATAACTGTTTTTTCAATATTTCCCGCCGCTAATTTATTTGTGTCGGGTTGTTCTGCATAATCACATTTAGGATATTCATTATTAGGATCAGCAAAAGGCCTAGGCTCTAAGTCACCCATATTGTTTAGAGCGTCTTGAGGATTCTTGAATGAAGGTATTGATGGCGGCGCAGCATTCTCTAAAGGAACACCCGGACCCACAGCGAGAGCACCTAATTCATAATATGTTCTGCCTGTTACTCCATTGCCATCCTTACTATCCTTTCCTGATGCAAATGCAATTGCACCGCCTGCACCTAATAGATGTGATACACTTAATAATCCTGCAACCTTTCCTGGTTCATCGTTATTATTAATAACACCTTTTCTTTTAAGAACATTATAGTTAAACGAAAGATTCTCAAACATTATTCTTTCTTGTTTGGGACCTTGTTTAATATATTCTTGCTTTGATTTTAATCCATTTTTGTTTGACCAAGCATCAGAATCATTTAAAATGTCATTAGATAACTTTTGATTGTTTCCTATTTTCACATAACCTAATGTAGCAAGAGCTGCAGCACCGAACTGATATTTTCCTATATAACCTAATCTATTTTCTGCTGCATAGTTTTGCGCGCCGCCAGGTACAGAACTTGATTCTTTTCTGCCTATAGCGTTCATAAGACTTTGTACTTGAGTCTCATTTAAAGGGGGGAGAGTTCCTATATCAGGGGATATAGAAAAGGGTTCTGTAATTATAGGATTACCCGAGCCATCTACAACCGGTGCACCGTCAGCTGATCTTACTACATTAGGTGGATAAGATGTTTGTAATTCTTGATTAGATACACATCTAGGTAATGGTGCAGGCATGCCTCCTAATGAACCCATGATGATGGGTTGCTGCATATCATCACCATCAAGGAAGAACCCCACAACCCAACTACCTGTCATTAATCCAACAGGGGCAGAACCTATACCTGAGATTGCAGCAGACGTTGATGGCTGCATAATAATTGCCCAGGGAAGATCCTCTGTAGACAAAACAGAACGATTATCGGTATGATATCCCAGTACGCGCACGCGCACGCGACCTAACTTTTCAGGATCATTACGATCTTCTACTACACCCACCCACCAATTAAACGGTTGTTTTACTATCATTTTATTTTTCTCGCAAAGGAATCTTTAACAAGCTCAAGAATCATAACATGCGTCCTAAAGTTTATTTTATGTCTTATAGAGGTTACTAAATAGTTTCCTGAAAAGATTCTATCAGAGCCATCTTCAGTTGTACTTTCATGACTCGCTGTATCGGGATAATTAAACTTTATAATTGATCCCGCATACAAATCTGATCTACCATGTACCGTGAGATTAATTTTAAAATTATCTAATTCATTTAGTTTAGTATGCCTATTACTTAAAATGTCTTTCATTCTATCCGTGTAGTTTTGTGATACCCCGCTAAATAGCTTAGATGTTGTAGGATAAATTCTAACATATGACTCGGGTGTTCTCATTACATCTGTTGTAAATGGAGGTATACTTAATGTACCTTCTAGGTGTTTAAAGTTATCAAATTCTGTTGGATAATCAAAATACACGACCTCATACTTCTTACTCAGAGGATCATATGTTATAACTTTGCTTGCATAATATCCATTCATGTAATTTTTTAAATTATCTACAACACTTACGATATCAAAACTTTGAGCTAAAAATAATTTTGAAAATACATCATTATACCCAACTGTACCTGTGGGGACATAAAAATATTCTCCCCCTATCTTCTGTGTCTTTTCTGCCTCTATGATAATATCTTCAATACTTGCGAAATTAAACCCTTGAGTATTTTCCCAAAATAAGAAGTCACATGCCTTACCATCACGGGGTATAGCTTTTGATCCCAGCCAATTTAAGCATTTAGCAGGCGACCATCCAGGACTTACAAACTTAATTTTATTTTGTGTTTCTGAAAATAGAAAGGGGGATTGTCTCTCATCCGCAGAAACTATACTTTTCTCTGTAAACTTTATATACTTGGGGTTTCTTAAATAAGTGTCGTATATACGAAACGCTACATCTGACACATTTCCATTGAATGCTTCATATACTGCGAGGTTGGCGTCAAAAATAGCCTCCGCAGAACAAAAGTGTAAAATATATGTTTGTGTATTATTATCTTTGATTGTTTTCTGATCAGTAACTGAATAAACAGCAAAATATTTTTCATAATATGAATTTAGCGTAGGTGTACCAAAACTTACAACTAATACCTCATCGCCGACTATAGGTAGCTTAGAAAATATGTTAATTGAGTCATTTATGACAATTTGCCCATGAATAAAATTCGAGAAAATATCCTCGACCATATTAAATTCAATAAGATAGTCATTCAGATCAACTACAATCCCATCTGAAGATATTAGTTTTAATGTTTTAAAATCAACCTGTCCAGGATAACTTAGCTCAGTTAAATTATCCATTCAACGCTGCCTCATATTCTGTTATAAAAGCAGTTAGAAATTTGGGACGAAGAACTTTAATATTTCTTTTCTTTTCATTTTCAAATGATTCGTAATTTAGATTAGTTACGGGGAGAGCGTCTGCATAGGGGTAAACGTCTGCTCCATCAGAACCTGTAGGTTGACCCGGGTCAATAACCTTCAGATCATATTTTTGTGTAGGATTAACAACAGTTAAATCTGAACTAGATATTGTGTAATATCTTACATCAGAAATAGCAGCCCCATACTTATTATTGGCGTAATTGTATAATTGTTTTTCTGTCAGTGGCCACTCAAATCTAGGATCTACTATATCATTAATTAAAAGAATTACCCAGTGATACTGAGGGTCATTATAAAATTTAAATGAAACCGTTTCAGGTGTTTCTCCATCCTTAACTGTGTATTCTTCAAATAAACTATAATTTTCTTTTGTTTCCTGACTTACAGATATTCTTCTTAGAATATCAGAAGAAAGTTTAAAAGATACACCCAAATCAAACGTATAAGGAACTAATGGAAACCGTGAAAAGTATGTCATGTTAATAGCCCTTAACAATTCTCTCTTTAGTTAATAATTCAACCTCTTGGAATGATAATGACATTCTTATTTCAGTTGGTTCTCCATCTCTAAATGATGAAAAATATTGGTCACCATATGTAACATCCATATCTTTCAAAACGCATGTACTAATTTTATGTAAAAATTCATTCTCATCACCTTTAAAATAGTATTGCATTTCAAATTCAGATGGGTAAACATAAAATAATCCACTTTCTGAAAGTTCAGGATGCATGTGAAATTTAAATAGGTCTATAATTCTTCTGACATTTAAAACTTCTGCAACGTTTTTGGGGAGAAACGTATAGCTGAAATTGAAATTTCTATAATTTACAGCTTCAAAAATAACCTCCTTAAAGGGATTCGTTGCAATTCTTGAAGCTAATTTTGTAGCTGTGACAGCGGTTTGTCCTATGTCTCCAACCCCAGGAAGCCCTTTTGCAAGGTTACCTATTCCTCCTAATGCAGCGACCATACCTTCTGTAGCACGACCTCCAAGAGATGTTTCAATTGCAGATGATCCTCCAATAATGCCTCCCAACATTCCTAAATCTGTTTCACCATATTTCATTGAGTATTTAACTGAGGGTATTGTTTCTACGGGAAGCATGATTGCATCTGAAACCCTTCTGGGTTCTTTAACTGAAAATGTATCTGAGAAATTTTGTAAAGCTTCTATTGTTGCACCTGCTGCTACACCCGCGGCAGCAGACGCAGCCGGATTTGATTTCATAAATTTTGATGCCAACCTTAATCTTGCACCCATCGATCCTCTAACATTTTGTCTTACAGCATTTCCTATCACACCCCCCGCAAAAGCTGCACCTGCTACAGCCACTCCTGCGCCAACTTGTGCAGTTTTAGCTAAACCTTGTTCACTTAGTCTGTTTTGACCTCTACTGCTAACATCTACATTTACAACTCTCTCGGGTTTAAACTTAGTTTTACCTCTAACATTAATGTAAAATACAATGTAGTGTTGAAGATCCTCTCTTTGTGTCAAGTCAGAAGGATAAACAAATTGATTTACATTGTAATCTCCCTGATTTGACTGACTAATGCTGGTAGGATTTCTGTTTTCTCTACCACCATAACCCTTCCCTAGAATTTGGTCAGTGTTAAACTTGTCTAATAATCTGTTGCGATCTATTGGCATGGCGGTATAAATAATTGGTGTAAGATCATTTATTTATAGCATGTACCAGGAAACTTATAAAGGCAAATATAAAGTAAAGAACCCTGCGAAGTATCGAGGTGATTATAATAACGTCATCTATCGTAGTAGTTGGGAACTGAAACTGATGAATTGGTGTGATTCTACTTCCGCTGTATTAGAATGGGGGTCAGAAGTCGCCGTGATTCCTTATGTGTCTCCTGTTGATAACAAGGTGCATAGGTATTTTGTTGACTTCTATATGAAGATTCAAGACAAAAATGGCAATATAGAGAAGTATTTAGTAGAGGTAAAACCAAAAAAGTTCACGCAAGAACCCGTAAAACCTAAGCGAGTAACCAAACAATTCATAGAAGAAGTGTTTACATATGGTGTTAACCAAGCAAAATGGAAGGCAGCGCGGGAATTTTGTGATGATAGAAGGTGGAAATTCGTTGTTTTAACCGAGGATGAACTAAAAGTCGATGGCTACCGCAAAAAATCCCTTTGAAAACCTAAGATTTACAGGAAAAGATCAAGAGGCTTCGGTCAATTGGTATCGTCAACGTATTAAAGACCTAGGTATGGCATCATTTAAGCCATCTAATCTATTGGCTAATGAAGATTTGTTAGTTCGTCGTGTTAGACCCGGGCAATTATATCTTTATTATTATGATCCTAAGACAAAAGATTCATTGCCATACTACGATACATTCCCTCTCGTCTATCCATACAGACGAATAGAAGGCGGATTTATGGGATATAATTTACATTATCTTCCCCCCGTTCTTCGATTTAAAGTTATGGGAACTTTGTTAAATATACAAACGACAGGAACCCGAGAAGAAAAGAAGATTTTATACTCATATGGTGTTCTGAATGCAAATGAAGTAAGTCAGTATTATGAACCATGCATTCGCAGATACTTGACGAGTCATGTAAGATCAAATTTTTTAAAGATTCCGTATGAGGATTGGTTATCAGCGGCTCTGTTACCAACCGAAAGGTTTGTCAAAGCGAGTTCAGCAAAAGTTTGGAAAGAAACAATTACTAAGATAGGATAAAAATGGCAACGTTTTCGGTTACTGAGTTTCAGCAGACAATTGCAAATAAAGGCCTTGCAAGACAAAATCGGTTTCAGGTTCTGGTTCCCAATATGATAAATGGTAAATTGATATCACTTTTATGCCAAGGTGGATCATTGCCTGGTGCAACTATTGTTGTTAAAAAACAAACAATATTTGGTCCTAATTATATTAGACCTGGCACTATAAATTATGGCGAAACAATACAGTTTTCATTTCTATGTGATAAAGACATGGAAGTGAAAAAGATGTTTGATGATTGGATGCATACCGTTATCAATCCCTCATCGTTTACAGTTAATTATAAAGATGAATATAGTCGTGACATTATTGTTTATCAATTAGATGAGGGGGAAAACATAACATATTCAGTAAGGTTAGTTGATGCATTTCCCGTTAATATGGGATCGCTATCATTAAATCAAGCTGCCCTAGATCGATTTCATATGCTTCCCATGACCTTTACGTATCGTTATTGGGAAACTGAAGATATATCTAATTCATTAACTTACAATCTTGAACCCCCTCTCATTCAGAAGTCTACACAACCACAAATTTCTTTACCTTTCATTAAAAATGATCCTGCAGTCATTGGTTCAAATACTCCGGGTGCTTTAATAGAAGGTGGAAACTTTTCTTCTAATCTACCTGTCTCTGCGTAATAAAGGTGAACTATGTCATTACCCTCTCTTGATAGACCAAGAGG